GGGATAACTATATCATTCAGCTGATCGGCTCCTGCGGCGCACTGACAATGCCGGAAGATCAGCTATTTGAATCTGAAGAAGCTGCTGAAAAGAGCCGACAGCAGATCAAGCTGAACAGCGCGAATGTACAGAATGATTTCATATCTGTAAAACCGGATCCTTTCGACAACTGGATTGGGCGATAGAAATTGGTTTCAGAGTTGTTGAGGATATTCGTAATCGGCAACAGGATATAGAAAAAGCACTTTCGGAAGAACAGTATCTTCCGAAGGTGCTTCTTTGTTTTTTCTTATCGTTATACTAAAACTCTCTAATCCAAACCTTTAGAACGGTGTTCCATACAGATCATAAGGTGTCACCTGATATACGTAATAAGTTTACAAAGTTTAGTACAAAACGCTCCAAAAATCCTTTATTTTAAGGCTTTTTTATGTTGGCAAGTGTGTAACTTACACACCATTTACACACTTATGAAATTTTTTGTTTAAAATCCACGATATTATTTGGCGTATTATCTACCAGTTTTTCAATATCATTAAAAGATTTTTCTTTAGTAACATGAGTATATAAATCAAGAGTCATTTTAACACTTGCATGACCTAAATATGATTGAACAACTTTAGGATCGATTTCGTGTTCAAAACATCGAGTGGCAAACGTATGCCTAAATGTATGTCCACTAAAATTTTTGAACAAATCATTGTTCGGTCGCAACAAATTTATTTCTCTTATAACTGCATGTATAGCATCTGCATATATCACTGAATTTATCGGAGTATTGTACTTTGTAGTAAACAAAAAATCATTCTGTTCTTTTGGTCTCTTGCTTGATACTATCGCTTTTTGTTGAATCTGTCTTTCAAGATATATTTTACAAACGCTGTTTATCGGAACTTTCCTATAACTCTGCTTTGTTTTTGGTTCTTCTATGTGAAAAGTCTTTCTGGTATCTGTAAGATACTTTTGGTACACTAACGTTTTGTTTACATCGATGAACCCATTTTCAAAATCTATATCTGATTCTGTCAACGCAAAAAGCTCTCCTGGTCTCATTCCGGTATTTACTGCAACATTAAACATATTATCATAAAATGTATTTTTGCAATATTCAAAGAAAATGTTCTGTTCTTCAAGAGTAAGAGATTTAGCTTTAGATTCTTTCTTGTCTATAACTTTGGATCCTAAAACCGGGTTTTTTAAAATCAAATTATCTTCAAGAGCTCTAGCCATTAGATCTGATAATATGACTTTGATTTTATTTTGCCTTTCATACCCATATCCATTTGTATGAGCCAATGTTATTATTCTTTGAATATCTGATTTAACCAAAGAATTTATGTTGCGATTTCCTATAAAAGGTGATATATTCTTATTGTATATGTGAGTGTATTCTCTAAGAGTATTAGGGCGTACACTCTTTTCTTTATATATCTTTATCCATTGATTAAACCAATTATCCAATTTTATGGTTTCTCTTACACTTACAAATGTTTCATTTTCTGCAATTTTAACAGCAAGATCTTTTCTTAATTCAGATAACTTTTTTGAATATATTGTCTTTGAATTGCCAAACCTATCTTTATATCTTCCTTGATAGGTCCCGTTTTTTCTTTGAGTTATCCCAACTCCTAGTTCTTTTCCTTTTAAATCCTTTCCCATTATTTTTTGCTCCTTCCATTTACAAAAGAGCCACTATACAGCTACATATTACTATATAAAGGCTCATATTTCAATGTTAGACTTCAACTGTTTTTTCAATATACTTCTCAAATTCTTTTCTTTTAACTAATCTTTTACCTTTTCCAACGCAAAAAAGGAACGGGCATCCTGGTTCGTTCAGCATGGAACTTATCTTGTTAACACCAATGTTGCTATACTGCGAAGCTTCTTCCACTGTGAGCGTTACCTTTTCCCATACAGGAATACTATTATCTTTCAATTTTACTACCTCCATCACTTTGGACATTATACTTTTTACTCGTCTGTTTACAGTTGATTCTGAAACAGAAAGTTTTTCCGAAATTTCAATTATGCTTTTTCCTTTTGATAACATCATAAAAATTCTCAATTCTTCATCGGTAAAGTTACATTCTTTTATGTAATAATTTATCTCACTTTTTACACATTTACATAACTTCATACGCGATTCCCTCTTTCAAGGGAGTGGCTAAGCCACTATATCCCGGCTTAAGTCCACTCCCATACGTTCTATTCACTCATGTGGCAACTCGCTTAGATATTCCCCTTGTTTCTTCACAAGGTTAGCTGCTTCATATGGTTTGGTTCTGAAACGTCTAACAGCTTTTACGCTAGGTGCACTACTCGCAAGCTTTCCGTGTTTAATATCTCCACGGAACTTCATTGATTTTGATCCTTTATTCATCTTCGTTTACCTCTTCTTTCAACCATTGTTCAAATCCAGTATGTCCCTTGTCGCGCATATCTTGTACAAGACATTCAGAGCATACGCCGGCAATCTTGCAGAGTTCTATTGACAGCTCCATGTCGGACATTGATCGGATTTTATCTCCGTTTGTCATATTACATCTTTCCTTTCTTCATGAAATCATGATAAATCGCACTACTTTCTCTTTCTACAATGTTCGAAGTTTCAAAAGCATTTCCTGTAACAATAACGTTTTTTGTATATGCCCAATATGCCAAGTCTTTTCTAAGAAATTCTGTTCCATTTCCAATCCATTCAATTACAAATGCACCATCTTCATACTTAATCACTCCGTAATAGTGTCCGCATTGCACAATATCGTTTTCCCAAAATTCCTCGCCTAATTCATTTGTTAATCCGGTATACTGGCAAATGGTATCTTCATCAACAAGAAATTCACCCTCAAGGCTTTTATCATAGATATAATTCTCGTCACTAAGATAGCCATGCACCCATATTCCGTTGAGATGCTCATTACCTGGAATTGCATGAATATGTTTCGCTCTGAAAAGTATTTCTCTATTCATAACTGTCAACCACCTCCAACTTTTTCAGATCCTCGATAAGCCACGGCTCTTCATCTGACCACTTGACCATTGGGAAGTCGATGTTGAGTTTTTGCAATGATTTAATCGCACCGGAATCAATCACCCATCCATCTTCACGTTTTTCAGCACTATTTTGGCATGCCATCAAATTATCGCTTTTACTTCTCACAATGTATTTAAGTTCTTCGCCAAGATACTCCAAAAACGCTCTGTCTCTCTTGCTTATCACTTGCTTTTCAATGTACTCTGACTCAGCCCATTCTCTTCTTCTTCTATCGCAATCTTTATTATCAAAAAACAAACATTTACTACAAGAAATATCTTTACACGAAACAATCTTGTCTGTGCGCTTATCTACAGCAACCCTATATCCATCGCACGCAATCTCCACAATCTCTTTTGCGTCCTTTTCTTTATTCTTCATAGTATTATCTCCACTCTCCCAAATGTCCAAAACATTCTTTTTTAAATTTTTCTAATACATCTATTAGGTTGTCTATTTCGTAAGAATCCTTAAATATTATCTCGATTGTTTCAGGATTAGATGTGTCAATATCATTACAGTAGGGAAATGGTTCCATAAAACAATTAAATCTAGCATTTATACCTTTATGTGTTAATGATATTTGATTAACACTTTCTTTATTTCCAATAATCTTCATCTCTTCCACCTACCAAAGTTTATCTATTGCTTCATGACTCAAATTCTTGATTCTCTTTTTCTTTCCGCATTTGCGACATTTCAATAGCACATCTCTATGTATAGTATTTACGAGTTGCACATCATACTCGTGCTTGCATAAACACTTGATTTTACAACCATTTTTTCTCCAACTCTTGATTTTTTCTTCAAGTCCAGTTAAAAAACATGCAACTACAAGAGCAACTGTTGCACCTCCAACTACCATTAAAATTTCTTTTACAATTTCAATCATCTTTTCCACCTCGCTTAACAATTTCTATAGCGCACGCCATTCCTCTCGCATAGCCTTTTGCTTCATCAAATTGCAGCATATTTTCTATTGTACACCTGCGCTTTTCTTCATCAGCAAGTTCTAACTCTTTATTCAACTGTTCAATGACTTTCTCCACATCAAACGCTGTTTTGTAATTCCTTAATGTTCGGATTTCAACTCTACAGTTAGTTCTGTTATTTTGTAATTCTTGAATTTTTGCATCTATATCATATAGTGTGCTTTCTTCAAATTTTCTCGCTTGCCATCTCACTATTGCTTTTGTCAATTTCATTATCTCTTCTTCAATTCTTGCGATTTCTGCATCAACATCAATTAGTCTCATCAATCTCACTCCAATCAAATTTACAACCACATTCGCCACAATAGTTGTTTCTGTTCTCTGCATCCGACATTACCTGTTTACCGCATAAATGGCATATATAGCCGATATCTCCGTTCAGTGTGTCTATGATAATCGGCTTTATACTGGAATCCGCTTTCTCCAGTGCAATAAGAGCCATTCGCACAGCTGCATCATGCTTTCTTGCGCTGATAGCTGCTTTTGGAACTTCTGTATGTATGTCTTTCTCCAATATCTCCATAGCTTCTTTAATTTCCATCTTTTTTCTCCTTGTACGGTTTCGGTAACGGCAACCATGCCATTACTTCGTCAATAACATCATCTTCTTCATTTGTCCATCTCTCACCATCCCAATAGGCACTGAATGGTTCAGCGACACGTTTCTTTTGCACGATGTATCCATTTTCTCCGCGCTCTGGTTTTTTCGGAAGTCTCTCACTCACTGGAATCCACTTCTGACTTTGCAGTGCAATAGCAATTTTCGCAAGTTCGATACCATCAAGCCATTCTCCACATTTTTCTTTTTCCTCAAACTCCGCTAACTTCTCCATAGCTTCTGACAGCTTGTTCTTGTCCTTAATCACTGCTTTCCCACAGTGGTAGGTTGTTAATCTCTCTTTCATTCCCTCACCTCTTCCAGCAAGCCATTCACTACCAATTCACACTCTATCTCGGTTGCTGTCCGTTTGTCGCTGAATTTACAGTTTGGATTCTTGTGTATCCTTGCATCTTTGATCGGCCATTCAGATTCAGTAAAATGCTTACTGTCCACAAACATCACTCTGTGCCCGTTCTTCACGCAGAGATAGTAACTCTCTGCGCTTTTCGGAAGTCCTCGGCAAGGCTTGAACCCGAACCGCATAAACTCACTTGCCTTTACCTTTGGTCTTAATCTCACGATATCTCACTCCTTTTTCATACTTTGTACATTCCGACGGATCACAACCACGTTCATGGTCAGTGATTAAAATATAGTCGCAGCCTTTTCTTGCGTCAGATGCACGGTATTTACAAGTTCTGCACAAATGCCTGTCTCCGTTGAAGCATTTCTTTTCCCTCTCAGATTTCTTAAGCTTCCCACCGTATATTCCGACAGTTCCATAACAGATTCCTGTCTCTTCCGAAATCTGCTTATATGTCTTTCATCTTTCTCATCTCTTGCCGATGTTCTCTGTAAAGTATCCGACTGTTTAATATCCATCCATACCGGGCTTTCTCCTGTGTTCATGACTACTCCTTTACACGACAGATTTCTTCGTACACTGTAAAGAATTTTCCCTCATGCTCTTTGCAGTATTCTTTCAAAACCCTTTTCATTGCTTCCTCTTTTACTTCCGTGACATCTTCCTCGTATACACATCTTTTCACTTTGCCCGTATCTTCAATCACTCGAACAACGTAAGCAAGCTCAATCTCGATTTCTTTCTTCTCATGCTCTTTCTTCCACTGTTTGAGGATTTCAACAACTTGTTCAGGGTATTTTTCTAAAAATTTATTGCAGTAAATATCTTCACCATTATTAACTCTACTGAACTTACATTCAGAACATAAAATACTTTCACACATTTCGCACTTAAACCTAATTGCTTCTTCCGCTGTCAGTTCTTCCTCTGCCAAGCCTTCAAACATTTCGTCCGTCCAGTAATAGAGATTATCATCGATTTCGTATCGTTGCTCTTCGTTTTCTACTTTTTTAATCTCAACAATGCTTCCGTGCAGTTCTGCCATATTTCTATTTGCGCTATACTTACCATAATGCCCGTATTCTTCCAAGTTTTTTCTGACTCTTACCTTATCTCCTACTTTATATTTCATTACGCTTCTCCTCATTAACAACTTTTCCGTCAACCATCGTGTACCATGTATCTTCTTTGATTGTTTCTCCGTCAACACGAACCATCACAGCATCTTTGAGTTCCCACATATCTTCTTTCCAGTAGCTTGATGATTCATTTCCATTGCACTCCCAGTCTGCAAGGACAAGGAATGAGCCTTTCACGCCTTTCGCTTTTCCTTTATATCCCCAAGCCACCGCTACAGCGTTAGGGCTTTCTGCTGAGGATGCTCCTTTGTATCCTGTCGCTGAGGATGCTCCACAGTTTCCTGTCGCTGAGGATGCTCCGTAGTCTCCTGTCGCTGAGGATGTTCCTTTGTATCCTGTCGCTGAGGATGCTCCACAGTTTCCTGTCGCTGAGGATGCTCCGTTGTCTCCTGTCGCTGAGGATGTTCCTTTGTATCCTGTCGCTGAGGATGTTCCTTTGTCTCCTGTCGCTGAGGATGCTCCACAGTTTCCTGTCGCTGAGGATGCTCCGTTGTATCCTGTCGCTGAGGATGTTCCTTTGTCTCCTGTCGCTGAGGATGCTCCACAGTTTCCTGTCGCTGAGGATGCTCCGTTGTCTCCTGTCGCTGAGGATGCTCCACAGTATCCTGTCGCTGAGGATGCTCCACAGTATCCTGTCGCTGAGGATGCTCCACAGTTTCCTGTCGCTGAGGATGCTCCGTTGTCTCCTGTCGCTGAGGATGTTCCTTTGT